GCTGTTGATAGTGCTAGTGATATGGATGCGTTTATTGCATTGCATAATGACACTTACAACGAAGATGGATCAGTAGATGTAGTGGCTAGAGTAAATCGTTGGACAGACGATACTAATGTTAAACACTATCGTAGGTAAGGAACTTAAATGAATGAAAACGATAAAAACTCTCTGGAACTTGCAATGGAAGCGTTAAGGAGAATAGAAAACCATGAACGAGAATGTTCTAATAGATGGTCTGAGTGCATGGTGGAACTTCGTAATGTCAAAGAAGCTATCCAAAGAAATTCTAATAGATGGGAACGGCTCGGTTGGTTCATTGCAACTGGAGTTGGAGTCGCTCTCATATTTCTTTTACTTAAAAGTCAATTTGTTTAATTTAATATAGAAAGGAACTAATATGTGGAAATCACCTATAGTTAAAGAAGTAGCTGTTGGTTTAGAAATCAACTGTTATGCCTGTGCTGAAGTTTAATGTTACAAGCTTTAATACCTATTCTTGCCCCTATTCTAGGAGATACAGTTAAACGTATAATGCCTGATAAAGACAAGCAGGTAGAAGCCGAAAGAGAAATTCGTTTGGCTCTCCTAGAAAAATCTACAGAAATCGAAAGTGCAGCCAATAACATTATTTTAGCAGAAGCTAAAAGTGAGCATTGGATAACTGCAAGTTGGCGACCTATTCTTATGCTAACTATAACGGCTATTATCTTTTGGAATTATTTAGCTGGGCCACTTATCTCTGCCATCTTTCAGTTTAATCTAGTGCTTGAACTACCAGATCAACTATGGACATTACTTACAGTTGGTGTGGGTGGTTATGCAGTAGGAAGATCAGGAGAAAAGATTTCACAAAATTTAAGGAGAAAAGATGGCAACTAATAAATCTGATGACAAGTTAAAAGAATTACATACGTTATTAGCAAATAATTTAATTGCTTTAGTAAAATCTGGTGAAGCAAAAGCTAGTGATTTAAATGTAGCTCGTCAATTCTTAAAAGATAACGATATAACTTCGATTCCAGCACAATCTAATTCTTTACAGACATTGTTAGCAGCAATGCCTTTTGAAGAAGACGAAAAAGAAAAGGACTTAAATTAATGATACAAATTATTGATAGATTTAAAGAACCATCATCTTATGCCGCTTTATCAGGTGTATTAGCAATGGTGGGTGTAGTTATTCCTAGTGACTTATGGCAATCCATTGTTATGCTTGGTTGTGGAATATCAGGTGTTTTAGGTTTCTTTATGAAAGAAAAAACTAAAAAAATAACCAATTATTAAATTTTAAGGCTTGTAAGCCAACTCTTAATATTTTCAGAGATTATCTTTTTGTAGATACACACGCATTTACAAGCCTTATTCTATGGGGGATTTATAAAATGGAATGGTTAATAGCTACATTTGGTGCAAAACTTTGTTGTATTTTTGGGTCAACTTTAGGTGGTATTACAAACTGGATTGTTAATCGAAAGATTAAACTGTGGGATATAGTTGCTGCTGTACTTGTCGGCGTTATTTCTGCTGAGATTTTAATACCTGCTATTATGGGTTATTGGAAATTTTCAATGACAACAGGCCCAGCCATTGCATACTTAATAGGGTACTGTGGCATTCGTTTATTACCTCGAATTGAAAAAGCACTCTTTAATAAAATCGAAAAACTATAAGGAAATATCATGCAAGAATATTTAGCAATCATTATGTATTGCATATCTATTACTTGTACGTCTCCTGACAATATAGATTATGAAGTCTCTGAGCCTATTCCTATAGAAAAGTGCTATGAGACACTGGTTAGTATTTATGAGTCTACTAAAGCTGGTAGGCCAGACAATGCTAAGTGGCATATGCTCTGTGTTAAGAAAGACGTATGGGAAAACAAACGAGGATACACTCCTCCTACAACAGAAGGTACAATATGAAGCAAGGATTATATTCTAATATTCACAAAAAACGTGCTAGAATTAAAGCTGGATCTGGTGAAAAAATGAGAAAACCAGGCAGTAAAGGTGCGCCAACAAAAGCAAATTTTAAAAGATCTGCTAAAACTGCAAGGAAAAAATACTAATGGGCATAAAATATGGTGGTAGAGGTACTTACGTTATCAGTAAAAATGTTGATACAAGACCAAGAAAAATTATAGGATATAACCATACAGTACCTATTTATGGTAACGAAAGAGAAACACATTATACAGACAGTATGACAGGAGTACGCAGACAGTATGCGGACACTAGAAACTTTAATAATATGGGACAACCTAGAACAGGTAGTAGTAGCACCCCTACTCCTGCTACGCCAATAGGTCGCCAAAGAAGAGTTCAATCTGAATATGGCAGACGTAACATAATGGCATCTAGAGGTAAATCAGGTGTCAAAACAGGGTAAGTTAGAAGACTTTAAAAACTTTTTGTGGGCTACTTGGAAACATCTAAACCTACCTGATCCTACACCTGTGCAATATGATATTGCTGATTATCTGCAAAACGGCACATCTAGAATGGTAATAGAAGCTTTTAGAGGTGTAGGTAAATCATGGATAACTTCAGCTTATGTGTGTCACCAATTGTTACTAAACCCACAGTTAAACATATTAGTGGTATCAGCTAGTAAAACTCGTAGTGATGACTTCAGTACTTTTACTATGCGTATCATACACGAAATGCCAATCCTTCAGCATTTAATACCAAAAGAAGGACAAAGAATGTCAAAGATATCTTTTGATGTTGCTCCTGCCCAAGCGTCTCACGCCCCTTCTGTTAAATCGTTAGGAGTTACAGGACAGCTTACTGGAAGCAGAGCCGACCTCATCGTAGCTGACGACGTGGAAAGTGCAAATAATTCCTTAACACAAACTATGCGTGACAAGCTTGCTGAAACTGTAAAAGAGTTTGAAGCTATTATAAAACCTAATGGACGTATAGTATTTTTAGGCACACCCCAAACAGAAATGTCATTATATAATGTTTTAGAAGAACGTGGCTATACTTGTAAGATATGGCCAGCAAGATATCCTGAAAAGGTAGAAGCATATGCAAACAGACTAGCTTCTATCTGTACATCAGGGACTGTAGGCAAATCTACTGATCCTGACCGCTTTAGCGATGATGACTTACTAGAGAGAGAAATCTCTTATGGAAAAAGTGGGTTTGCCTTACAGTTTATGTTAGACACTACCCTATCCGATTCTAATAAGTATCCCTTAAAGTTAAATGATTTAATAGTTATGTCTGGTCCTGGGACTTGGTCAGAAGCTCCTGTCAAAGTGTTGTGGGCTTCAGGTAAACAACAAATAGAAGAATGCAATCAACTACCTAATGTAGGACTTAAAGCCGATTTTTGGGTATCCCCTTTATCAATCAGTAAGGAGACAAGCGAATGGCAAGGAAGCGTGATGGCAATAGACCCGTCAGGAAGAGGAGCGGACGAGAGTGCGTATGTGGTTATCAAGATGCAATCAGGGGTACTCTATTTGACGGCTATGGGAGCGACAAAAGAAGGGTACTCGTCAGAGAGCTTACAGCACCTTGCAGATGTAGCGAAGCAGCAGAAAGTCAACCAGATAGTAATAGAGAGTAACTTTGGTGACGGTATGTTTACACAACTGTTGAAACCCATTATGGCTAAAACGTATCCTGTTAGTATGGAAGAAGTAAGACATAATATACAGAAAGAGAAACGTATCATCGATACATTAGAACCCGTTATGAATCAGCATCGCTTAGTTATAGACGAAAAGATTATACATAAAGATTTTGAAGCAGATTTACCTAATCAGTTATTCTATCAGATGACTCGAATGACAAGAACTAAAGGTGCAATTAATCACGATGATAGACTAGATGCTTTATCTATTGGTGTGAACTATTGGGTAGAAACTATGGACAGAGATGTCGAACTAGCTATTAAAGACCATCAGGATGAACTGTTAGATATACAGCTAGAAAAGTTCATGGAAACTGCTATTGGTAAGACAAAAAAACAGACCAAATGGATGTAAAATAATTAAATATTCATTATAGAAGGTAACTAATAGTAACTATAGATAAATATGCTTAAATAAGAATTAATACTATTAGTTACTATAAGTGCAATCACAAATTATTTAGTAGAAAAAATCTGAGTGGGTAGCGTAATAGTGCCGTGAGCCATTATCCCCCATCGACTCCTGGGGCGGTCGTGTCGTGCGAATTGGGGACGGTGGGGGGTCTTTTTTTCTATTTGCCATTATTTATGCCACTAGCCCTAATCTATTATAAATATAGCGTCATTTATAAGGGACTTTTAATCGCTTATATAAGACTTGCTGCTATAACGTTATACATTATGAATATAACGGGTACCAGCTCTTTTTATATTGGGTCTGTGTGTGTG